GCTCTTAAGCTTCGCGTAAATCTCGGTCTGCTCAACGTTCAGTGTCATGTGCGCTCCCACTACTCGGTGCTCTCTCGTGGCTCGGCTCGCTCTCTTCCCGCGGCACTCTCTCTGAGGACGGCTCGCTCGCTCGGCTCGGCACTCTCCTCGAACACGGCTCGCTCCTAGGACTCGGCACACTCGCCTACTACGGCTCGCTCCACACACCCGGCACTCTCCGCAGACTCGGCTCGCTCTACGCCCACGGCACTCTCGTCATCCCCGGCTCGCTCGCCCACGTCGGCACTATCGCGATACACGGCTCGCTCCCGCCTCCCGGCACTCTCGTAAGCAACGGCTCGCTCTCTGGGCTTGGCACTCTCGGCAGTTTCGGCTCGCTCCGATCCCGCGGCACTCTCCGGTGCGTCGGCTCGCTCCCTTCGCTCGGTACTCTCCCGCGTCAACGGCTCATGGCCCTGGCGGTCCTGCGCCCTGGCCAGCACCCGGCGGCGGCATACGGGGACCGCCCATACCGAACAGCGTCGACATCACCGCGCGATTCGCGATTTGACCGTAGGCGCTCGGCAAGCCACCGCCGGCCAGGCCACGCTGGGCTGCCATCGCGGTTGCGGGGTCCGGCATCGGCGGCGCGCCAGGCGGCCGCTGTGGCGGCATCATGCCCTGCGGCGGCATTTGCTGCGGGGGCGGTCCCGGCGGCCGTGGCGGGCCTCCAGGCGGCGGCTGTGGCCCCTGCGCCTGCTGCCCGGTAGCGGGTGGTTGGGGACTGGTAGGCGGCGGCACGTTGGCCATCAGCCCGATCTGCGGCGCCTTGCTGCGCATCGCCGTCTGGAACTGCGTCAGGCTTGGCACCGGCGTGCCGAACTGCGCCGCGGCAACCCAGGTCTTGGCCCACGCATCCAGCGCCGCCTTGTCGCGCTCGCGATCGTCCTCCACCAGCATCTTGGCCCGGTCGGTCTGCGCCTTGCCGCGATCCGTCTCCAGATCAGCCGCATTCTTCTGGTCCTGCGATGCGGCCAGCAACTGGCTGTCGGTCGGCCCCGGCGACTGCTGCGGCGGCGGCTGCCAACCTGGCGGCAACGGCTTGAAGTAGCTGCTGACATCCGAGATGTTCACCGTCTCCAGCATGCGTGCCAGCGTGTTGCGATACTCCGGAATGCCAACCAACGGATTGTTCAGCCCACCCTGCTGAATGATCATCTCCTGCTTCTGCGCCAGCTGCGCCAGCATCGCCAACCGCTCCATCGGCATGCCCTTGCCGCCGATGTTCACCGTCGCTTCCCACATGGTATTCAGCGCGCGCGGATCGATCGTCGCCCACTCGCCGCGGATGCGGATAACGTTCGGCCGGTCCTGATGGCTCGCCATCAGTTTCAGCAGCCCGCTATACAGCGGCGCCAGCCCCGTCTCGGCCAACGTCCGCGCCATCATGTCGAGCCGATCCTGCGCGTTGTTGGCCTGCTGGCTCACCGCGATGGGGGCGGTTGATTGCAGCTGATCGATCGTGAGCCCCGACGATGCGCGCGTGATGCCGGTGCGGCTCTCGCGCACCGACTCCAGCACCTCCAGCACCGGCAGCGCCTCACGGCCACCGAACGGCCGCGTCAGTTCCGTCACCGCGCCCTGCTGCGCCACCCGGATCACGCTGCCCACGGCGGTCTGGCGCACGTCCGCCATGTTGACCTGGCCCAGCGTCACCACAGTCCGCGGGAACATGCTCTGCGCCAGACTGTCCAGCGTCGCGCGCATCACCCGCGTCTCGATGCGCTGGAGATCCATCACCATGTCGGCCTGCGATGAGCCGATAACCATGCCAGGCTCGCGATACGGCGTGAAACACGCGAGCGGTATTTCGTCGACGCGCTCCCACTGCACCAACTCCGCCGCATTCCCCAGCAGATGCACATGCAGCAGCTCGGCATGGTGGTCGTTGTCAGCGTCGCAGCGGATCCAGCCCTCGACGTATCTCACCAGCGCCATGCTGCGATCGTTCGGCGGGCCGCCCTGCAGATTGGCACCCATCGCCGGATTGCGCGCAATCGCCTCGCGCCGCTGCTGCCCCTGCATTATCGTATTGCCGTGCGACAGCACGTCGTATTCCGGCAGCCCCATCTCGATAAGATCGGATGCCGTAACATCACGCACATGGAATATCCCGCGCGCGCTCTCGACGGTATCGGCATCGGATACCACCCACACGCATTCCGCCGGGATCGCCTCGACCACCGGCCATGCCTGCATCGCCGTGCGGGTAATGACAGCACTCCAATACTCCGGCGCGCCGCCCTGCTGGAAATACATGCCACCATCGGGTGACTTCGCCGCCGCCTGCTGTTCGTCCCGCGTCATTGGCCGGCGCACGATGCGCTGCGCCTCGATGCCAGGCTCGCTCAGCAGCAGCTGCAACTGCGGCAGCAACAACCCCTCGCACGTCTCCGTCCTCTGCTGCTGCTTCTTGCCCCAGTGCCAACGCACCCAGCCAGCCTTCCGCGTCAGCGCATCGAGCAGGCAATCATGCAGCACCTGCCAGCCGTGGTTGGCGGTGAACAGCGCCCAGCGCGCATAGTCCGTCGCCTGCCGCGACAGCGTCGTTGCCAGCGCATCGTTGCCGGTGATCTCACTGCTGATCGGCTCAAACGACACCGGATCCTCAACGCCGGTGAACACCCGCAGCATGCTCGGCAACGTGCTGCGGATAGTATCGCGCACCACCGTCATCACCAGCCTGCTTCGCCCCTTCACCTCATCGCCCAACGGGCGCCCCGCGTAGTAGTCGCTGGCCGTGACGCGCTCACGCGACAACGCCATGTCGTAGTTCTGTGCGTTCTTATAATAATACTGTGCGATGCCCTCGATCTCGCGGTCGTCCTTGCCGAGCTTCTGGTAGATGATCTCCTGCTGCCACGGGATGCCTGCGGGCTGCACGGTCTGGCGCAGCATCGCGGCGTAGCTCCGCACCTGCGGCGGCAGCAGCTGCGATGCGTCGTCCGGCATGTCGTTGTCGGACGGCGCCTTCTGCAGGAACATCATCGCGTGCGAGGCGGTGGTCGGCACACCGACCGGGCGCAACAAGCCCGGCACCTGCGGCAACGGCGGCGGCCGGTAGCTCGCATCGCTCTGCGCCAGCAGCCCCTGGCCCGGCTGGAACGGTTGCCCTGGCATTTGCGGCGGCGGCTGTCCCATGCCCTGCGGCGGCATCGGTGGTGGCATGGGCATGCCCTGCGGAGCGCCTGGCGGCTGCATACGCTGCGCCTGCAACTGCCTCGCCTGCAACAGCTGCGCCAGCATCTGCGGCGGCAACTGCGGTGGCCCGCTCGGTGGCATCGTGCCGCTCATCGCGTGGTCCCCTATGTCCTGCTGTGCCGGCCGAGGTAAAGCGCCTGCAACGCACGATCCAACTGCTGTGTGTAGCCACCGCTCTGCTTCAGCATGTCAACCGCGCTGTAGTAGTCATGCGGCAATGCCAGCGCAGTCGACGCAGTATCCGCCGGCGGTGTCGGCACAGCGCCCGTATAGGTGCCAGGCGGGCTGTATTTCGGCACCTCATACGCACTGCCAAAACGCACCGATGGATCGTCCGGCGATGTGCTGGTCGGGCCAAGGTAACTCGCTAGGGCGTTGCCTAGCAGGCCAAGCTGATCGTCCTGCGTGCCGCTCATGTCAAGTCGACTGGAACGAGCCTGATGGCCCCGCTCAAGTCTCCAATCGCAAGGGCATCATATATCTCGTCACAGATCTGCTTGGCCGTCATCTTCTGATGATGCTTCAGCTCAGCAACAAGAACACCCAACACAATCGCAGTAGGTATGTCTACGTAGTCACTAGCGGACTCCTCTAGTTGACGGAGATGCGCCTTTCTCGCCTTCCTGGTGGTCAGCTTATCGAGCGTCTCCTGTGCTATTTCCCAAGTCGTCCTGTCTTCTGTGCCGCTCATCACCCTGTCCCTTCCGAGCCTTCGCCCCCACCCTCGTTCCCGGTGCGGGCCTGCTGACGCGCGATCTCATCGTCAGTCAGCGGAGGCGCTGCCGGTGCCGGATTGAGCAGCGCATTGATCGCCGCCTGGTCGGACTGCGCCGACCGCGACGCCGCTATCCCCGCCAGCTGATGCATCGGCGACCAGTCGGGATACATGCTCGGCGCCAACTGCCC